ATATGCTTTATTTCTTAGGTAGTAAATTGGAAACAGTTGGAGTTAAAGACGACTTATCAAAACTAGCTGCCAAAGAGTCATATAATGAAGCATATCTAAGCAATCGTATGAAAGATGCAGAACACCGAAATAAAACAACAGTTGCAGAATTAACTGCACTGGCAGAAGATGCTTCAAAGTATGAAACAGTACTTAATTCTTTATATGCGAGAGTATATAAACAGATTAAGTTTAAGATGGATGCAGGGTATGATATGGTAAACAGTTTACGTAAAATAATTAGTAAGCGTATGCAAGACCAGAGTTTATCAATGTATACTCCAAGAAACACATTAAACATTGTAACAGGAGAAGTTAACTAATGGCTAAAGCTAATCTAAGTTTAAGTGAAGTATTGAAAAATATACAAAAAGAATATGGAGAGTCAGTCGTAAAAATTGGTGTTGATGGGTTGGAAGTTGACGGTATTCTATCGCTAGGTTCGCCATCACTTGACTTCTGCATTTACGGTGGTATTCCAGAGGGTCGAATTGTTGAATTTTCAGGAGCTGAAGGTTCTGGTAAGACCACAAATGCTTTCTTAGCAGCTGCCGCATATCAAAGAGCAGAGTTAGAAAGAAATCCTGATAATCCAAGAGCGATTATACTTCTTGATAATGAAGGCACCGCTGACCCTGTATGGGCTCGTAAGATGGGATATGATATGAGAGAAGATGCTAATGTTCCTACAATTATTATCAGACCAGAAGGTCAGTCAGCAGAAGAAATATTTGATATGGCTCTTGATTTGTTGAGAACAGGTGAAATTGGATTACTTATCTTTGATAGTATTGCAACTCTTGTACCACAGCAAATTGCTGATGAGTCAATGGAAAAGCAACAGATGGGTGGTATTGCAAAAGCGTTAACCCGTTTTGCTAATACAGCCGTTGGACTCCTTAGAAAGTATAAAGCAACATTGATTGCAATAAATCAAGTTCGTGATAATATGTCAGGTTATGGAGACCCACTACAAACACCTGGTGGTAGAGCTTGGAAACACGCTTGTTCAATGAGATTGATGTTTAAGCGTTCAACATTCTTCGATGAAGATGGAAATGAGTTAAATAAATCCGCACAGTCACCTGCAGGTCACGTTATTGAGATGTACGTACTCAAAACAAAAGTTTGTAAATGGGATAGAAAGTTAGGTTATGCTCATCTTAACTATGACCGCGGTATTGATGTTGTGTGGGATACCGTTGAGTTAGCAACACACTTCGGTTATATCGATAATCCAGCGTCAGGCACATTTAGATTACTTGATATTGATACAGGTGAAATTGCAGTTGATGATGACGGAAACGAAATCAAGTTCAGAGGCAAGAAGAACGTAGTTCCTTACTTCCGTGAAAGACCTGTTGAATGGCGTAAACTGTATGATAAAGTTTACGATAAGTTAACTCAGAAAGAAGACCCCTTCATAGTTTCATTTGAAAAGATGCTTAATACAAGCATTCAAGAGAAACTTGGTGTTGATGTTGATGATTCTAATCTGGAAGAGCTATAATGGATATAAATTCAATACTAGTATGGCAAAAGTTTAACGGATATAACTTTGTTGAAAGTAATCACTCCTACTACTGGAATGGTAGTAGGGTGAAATACTCCGTCACACAATATATAAGTAGATTTTTTGAAGAATTTGATTCTGAAACAATTAGTAAGAAGTATGCTGAAAAACACGGATTAAACCAAGCTGATGTATTAGCTTCTTGGGAACGCAACGCAAATGTATCTGCTACAGCGGGCACTCTTATACATAGTTATATGGAGAACGCAAAAAGGGGCAAGACATTTGATATTGACTATTCATCTGCTATTAAAGATGGGATATATGATGAAGTAAAAGAACGCGTTGAAATATTATTACCTCAAGCAAAAGAGTTTCATAAAGACACGTTGAATAAGTTGTATCCAATACATCTTGAATACACAGTTGGTATCAAAGATATTATAGCAGGTAATATTGATATGTTATGTTGGAACTCTTATGCTAATGAATTTCAGATATGGGACTACAAGAATCTTAAAGAATTTTCAACTCGTAACTATTACGGAAAGAAATGTTTAGGTTCATTTAAACATCTTGATGATAGCAGTTTAGGGCACTATTCTATTCAGTTGAATATGTACAAAGCAATCATACAAAGAGAACTTGGTATTCCTATCGGAAGATGTTTTCTTGTTCATTTTGATTATTTGCATCCAGATGCTGAATTTAAAGTATATCAATGTTATGACTTGCAACGAGAGTGTAACATTGAATTAGATAAATTGATAAGTGAGGAGACGTCTAATGGATGATAAGATGAGAGACGATTATGACGAATATCTAAAACAACATATTTCAAATGTGCAAGTAGGTTTTGATTGGTTAGTTAAAAATTTGCCTAATCTGTTTGAAATGTATGATGCGGACGCTTTAGGAGCTATCGTAGCGAACCACGATGCGTCAAAAACATCAGATGAAGAATACTATGCTTATGCAGAATATTTTTATGGTGAAGAACGCACTCAAGAAGTTAAAGATGATTTTGATTTAGCGTGGTTACATCATCAACACAACAATCCGCATCATTGGCAACACTGGCTGTTGAGAGAAGACGATGGCGGGTTGAAAGCATTACAAATGCCTTATGAATACATTATTGAAATGATATGTGACTGGTGGGCATTTAGTTGGGTTAAAGGTGATTTATATGAAATATTCAGTTGGTACAAATCAAATAAACCTAAAATACAATTGCACGAGTTAACACAGCAGACAGTTGAAGATATTCTAGATATGTTAAGGAAAAAACTTGACGAGGTACACGATGGCGAAAAACAATAATACATCAAGCACTCGATATTATTCTGACGCACACGAAAAATCAATATGTAAAGCATTAGGTGCTCGACAGCAAGCGAACAGCGGCGCGGGTAAATTTGGTAAAGGGGATGTTGTACACGATGGTGCCTCGTTACTTATTGAAGCTAAGTGTACAATGACTTCAAAACAAAGTGTATCAATTAAACGCGAATGGGTTGAAAAGAATAAAGCTGAAAGTTTTGCTATACGAAAAGCTAATCAAGCCATATGTATAAACTTTGAGCCTGACGGAAACAACTATTACTTGATTGATGAAAAGCTGATGAAATTCTTAGTTGAAAAACTTGTTGAAGAAGATAGTTGAATTATAGTGCGTTACATATTATAATAATGATATAAAAAAAATTTACATAAGAAAGAGGATTTAAAGATGGCAAAGAAAATGACAGACAAACGTAAGATTGAAATTCTTGCAATGACCGACGACGAGTTGAATGCAACCGTTAAAATTCAAGGCACTCCTTATGACCGTAAACGTAAGTTCTCGGCAACTCAGTTGAAGGAAATGGCTAAGCTATTCAAGAAAGGTAAAACTATTTCACAGATTGCACAGAAAATGGGCTTGAATTATACAGCAGTTCGTTATAATGTTGACCCTGTATTTAAGAAAGAATTCAATGAAAAACGCGACGGTAAACATACCGGTAAGACACATATTACAATTAAAGACCGCGTAGCATATAAGCGTTCTCTTGTAGCAGCCGGCAGCGTTGTAGCTTAATTACATATCTTAGCTGGCAAGTAACATCTTGTCAGCTTTATTTTTTATAGGAGATATAAAATGTTAGAACAACACCAAATTGAAAATAATAAAGACGAGTTTATTAACTTAATATCTTCAATTAAGCGCGAAGGTGCAGATATTGAAAAACTTATAGCTAAGTTACAGAACTCAGACTTTTTCTATGCCCCTGCATCAACAAAATTTCACGGAGCTTATGCAGGAGGTTTATGTGAACATTCATTGAATGTATACCACAACTTATATGAGCTTATTAAGAATAAGCCAGGGTTAGATGAAAGCTGTTACGATGATGATTCACTTAAAATTGTCGCATTACTTCACGATATTAGTAAGATGAATACTTATGAGCAGTATGTCAAGAATAACAAAGTTTATTGTGATGCTTCTGAATCAAAGTTGTATGATGAGATGGGGCATTTTAAGTGGGTTCCCTCTCTGGAGTGGAAAACAAAAGAGCGTAAATTTGTATTTGGTTCACACGAATCAACTTCTGAATATATTGCCCGTCAGTTTATTCCGTTAACACTTGATGAAAGTGTAGCCATTCTACATCATATGGGAAGTATGGCGTGGGATAGTGCTAAAGATAATATCGGTGAAGTATTTAATCAATATTCATTAGCATTGATGCTTTACATTGCGGATATGATAAGTTGTTATGTAGATGAGCGAGAATCAGAATGAATCCAGTAATCGAACGTGAACTTGAAAAGATAAGAGCTCCTCTACCTCCGATTGACGATACTACAAAAGTCATCCGTATACCGAAATATCAACCCGAACCTCAAATAACATTTCAAGTAGCAGGTCGATACTTAGTAGGATTGCCTGATTATATCGTAAATGAGCCTGCTAATTATAATCTGTCTGCAAACTGGAATCAAGGAGTAGTTCCGAAAAGCACTTGTTTGATGGTGTATGTTACACAGCTATTTGGTAAAATGGTTAAAGTGAACGCTCAGGGGTATGATTATGTATCACAGTGTACATTGGATGATGTGTATAATGGATTGTGGTTGCCGATTGAAAGCGTAACTATCATAGCACAGTTATAAGAAAGTGGTATTAGTTGATTTATCGGCTGATACCACTTATAATATTTATGATAAAACTTTAAGGAGATAACTAATGGCTGAGTCACTAGCAGTTAGATACAGACCACGTGAGTTTACCGATTGTGTTGGTCAGTCATCTATAATTAAAATTCTAGAGCGACAAGCTCAAAAACAAGAGTATAAACATACATATCTGTTTACAGGCCCTTCTGGTTGTGGTAAAACAACAATTGCACGTATTATGGCGTCAAAGATAAACGGAAGTTTGGCAGGGCTTGAAGAACTCGACGCCGCATCCAACAACGGTGTTGATAATGTAAGGGCTATTATTAAAGGCGCACAGGAGCGCTCTATCAGCAGTAAATATAAGATTTATATCATTGACGAGTGTCACGCTTTAAGTAATCAAGCTTGGCAAGCGTTCCTTAAATGTATTGAGGAACCTCCTGAATTTACAATCTTTATGTTTTGCACAACTGACCCACAGAAGATTCCTGCTACTATTGTGAACAGATGTCAGAGATATAATCTAAGTAAAATCAGCACTGACAAGATTAGAGAGAGACTTAACTATATCTGTCAGAAAGAAGGCTTCACTAACTACGAAGAAAGTATTGATTATATCGCAAAGATTAGTGATGGTGGAGCTCGTGATGCTATTGCAACTCTTGAAAAAGTTGCATCATTGAGTACTGATATATCAATTGAAAACACTCTTGAAGCTTTGGGTGCTTATTCTTATGATATGTTCTTCCATCTTGTGAATGCCATTATTGATAGTAACACAGCTGAAGTTTCAAAGATTGTATCTGAAGTTTATCACAAAGGTAATGATTTGAAACTCTTTGTAGATTCATTTTTCAACTTCTGTTTAGATGTTACAAAGTATTGTTTATTCAAGTCAACTGATTTAATTGGTATTCCCTCAAGTCTTGAAGAGAAACTTAAGTTAAGTACAAACTTTGAGACACCTGAAAAATATTATATGTATATTGTTGATAAATTGTTGGAATTAAAGAATAAGATAAAGAATGACACCTCAATCAGAACAACAGTTGAGGCAACATTTTTACATATTTCAAGATGGGAGTAGTCTAATGATAGGGCAAGAGAAACTTTTAGCACAGATTGATGCTTACATATCATCTGAAACTTTACCACGAACTTTGTTATTTGAAGGTGAGTGGGGATGTGGTAAACATACTCTTGCACAAGAAGTGGGGGCTAAGCTAAAAGTAGAAGTACAGGATATTACAGCTACTTTGAATTTAGAAACAATTGAACAGATTATGTTAAGCCCGATTCCTCGAGTATATGTAATTGATGCATCACGTATTTCAATAAAAGAGCAGAATGTTATCTTAAAATTTCTTGAAGAGCCACTAAAGAACTCATACATAGTGCTCCTTGTTGAAAACAAGAACAAACTATTGAATACAGTTGTTAATAGATGTGTTTGTTTGTCGTTTGAGCAGTATACAGATGCAGAGTTAGAACAATTTGTATACGAGGGCAAGTATAATTGGTGTTTAACTTCCACTGAAAAGTATGCCCGTACCCCTGGCAGGATTGTGCAGTTTCACCAGCATTCAATTGAAGCTATGCTTACTTTTATTGAAAAAATATTCTTGCAGATTGGTGTAGCAAACTATTCAAACATACTGACAATTCCAAATAAGATTGCATTTAAAGATGAGTCTGATTTATATGAATTTAATGTCTTTATTTACTTGTTAGTAAATAAAGCTACTGATATGTATGCAGAGGGTAAGATTCCATACAGTGCGTTTAGTTTAACTGCTGATTTTTATAATGATTGTTATATACCGCATATAAATAAACAGCACTTATTTGAGCACTATTTAATCGAGCTAAAACAGCTTTTTGAAAGAGGTATATAATGAACTTAGAACAGTTTAAAAACTCGATTGAGCAAGGCAGCGTAAGTGAGCAAATGGTTATATTCGTATATGAGGACGAGCCGTTTGTAGCTGACCAGTATATACGCGAAATTAGTCGCATACGAAATAAAAGTGTACAGTATCTTGAGTCAATTGATAATATTGCAGGAAATGTGAATGATATATTCGGGTTATCAGAAGTTGACGATGGAATTAGGGTATACAAAACAAAAGAAATTGAAAAACTTTCAGAGAAGTTAAAGTATGAAACTAATCTTTATATTGTTGTAAATAAACTTAAAGATAAAGACACTTTAGCATTATTTGATGAATATATAATCTATATACCTAAACTTGAGGGCTGGCAACTACAAGATTACTTATATTCAGTTGCAGAAGGTGTTCCTCATAAATCGCTTGATTGGTTGATGACTTCGTGTAATAACGACATTTACCGAATTGAAAATGAACTTGATAAGTTTCGTCTGTTTGAAAAGAATGAGCAAAAATATCTGTTTAATGATATGTTACACGAAGGTGCGTTTAGTGACTTATCAAGCTTTAATGTATTTAACATAACAAACGCAGTGACAAGTAAAGATTATGCAATGCTGACGAATGCATTGAAAGAAATAAAAAGTTTTGATGCTGAACCGTTAGGGGTTATTACATTATTATATCAAGGCTTTAGAAAATTGATACAGGTATGGTTAGCTAAACAGGCAACACCTGAGAGTACTGGACTAAAATCAAACGTCATATACGCTTTAAGTAAACAGCCACGAGTGTATGATAAACAGCAGTTATTAAAAGCATTTCAATTACTCAATGATATTGATAAACAGTTAAAGACAGGCAACATTGACACAAAGTGGCTGATTGATTATGTTGTATGTAGAGTATTAACATACTAGGGAGGTAACAATGAAAATACTAGTTTATGGTGACCCTCATTGGTGTGCGTATTCGTCAATTGTACGTAGTCGCGGTAATAAATATTCAACGCGACTTGAAAATCTAATACAAACAATGAATTGGATTGAAGACACCGCCGTTAACAATTACTGTGAACGGATAATTTGTTTAGGTGACTTTTTTGATAGGGCAGAGTTAACGGGTGAGGAAATTACAGCTTTAGAGGAAATTCGTTGGACTGATATTATGCATACATATATTGTTGGTAATCACGAAATGGCTAGAAGTGATGTAAAGATGAGTACTGCTCATTTATTCGGTCTATCGCAGAATTTCGAAGTTGCAGATTCTGTTGGAATATATAACTGTGAAAATGTTCAGTTATGCTTCTTGCCTTATGTACTTGAAAGTGATAGAAAGCCTCTAGAAGAATATCTAGTGCCTACAACAAAAGACCGTATCATATTTTCGCATAATGACATCAAAGATATACAGATGGGACGATTTAAATCCACAGAAGGATTTTCAATTGAAGAAATCGAGAGGAACTGTAGATTGTTTGTTAATGGACATATCCATAACACATCTCACGTAGGCACTAAAATAATTAACTTAGGCAATATAACAGGGCAAAACTTTAGCGAAGATGCAAACTACTACAGACACTATGCTTTGTTGATTGATACAGATACTTTCGGTGTTGAATTTATTGAAAATCCGTATGCATTCAATTTCTATAAACTATCACTTGTAGGTTATGAACCACTTACTGATACAGATATGACAATACCAGATATTTTTAAGTTTGGAACTACAGGCACAGCTATTGTAACTGTTAAAACTTGTAAAAAGAATGAATCTATTGTACGACAAAGCATCAAAGATAATCCGAATATTATTGAATCACGAGTTATTGTTGATATGATGCGTGACATACAGAACACTGTTTCAGAAACTGTGACGGACTTTTCTGTTGACCACTTATCACAGTTTGTATCTTATATGACTGCTGAATTGGGAGAGTCAGAACAGGTTCTTGATGAATTAAGAAAGGTAGCTGGAATATGAAAATCTTATTTAGAAAAATTGAAATCGAGAATTTTATGTCCCTTGGCAACGCTACTGTAATACTTGATGATGCAGGATACACTTTAGTATCAGGTATCAATAATAATCCTGATGATTTAGCTAAAAGTAATGGCTCGGGTAAGAGCTCAATATTTGAAGCTATTGTTTGGTGTTTAACCGGTGACACAATGCGTGGTAATAAAAATATTGTTAATCAGAACACCACAGGTGGAACTGCTGTTACATTGGAATTTGATTGCGATGGTAAATCATACACACTGTTGCGTTCAAAAGAACACAGCGTGCATAAAACTAATCTTAAGATTATGATTGACGGACAAGATAAATCCGGAAAAGGCATACGAGATAGTGAAAAACTACTTGCTGAATATTTACCTGATTTAACTCCATCATTGATTGGCTCTGTGATAATTCTTGGACAAGGGCTTCCGAACAGATTTACACACAACTCCCCATCTGGACGTAAAGATGTACTAGAGAAACTGTGTAAATCTGATTTTATGATTCAGGACTTAAAAGATAGAATCAATCAACGTAAATCAGACCTAACAGCACTCTTAAGAACTGCTGAAGATAATATATTACAAAACAACACAAAACTGTCATTAGCTATTGAAGCGGTAGGTAAAGCTAAGGCAGAGTTGTTAGATTTACAGCATCAGACATCATTTGATGAGCAAATACTATCAGCTCAAACAGCTCGCAAAAGTCACCAAGAAAGTGCTGAAAAGAATGCAGCGGAATATGACACATTACAAACAGAACACGATGCTATTGTTGAATTAAAACGTGGCTTGACAGAGGAGAAATATAGAGCTTTAGATAATGTTCGTAAAGAGTATGACCCTAAACTAGATGAATTGAAAGAACAAGTTTCTGATATTCAACTGAAATTAAATACGGCTCGTGCAGAATTTAATCGTCTAAAGAGTATCACTGATACTTGTCCTACTTGTGGGCAAAAGTTACCTAACGTACAAAAACCTGATACAACTGAACTTGAAAACAGTATAAACAATTATAATGCAGAAATATTACGTATCGGAGAATTACAACAGTCAGTTAGAAATGATTTTACTCTTGCTCAAACAGCTATATCAAAGGGATTTGATGATAGAGAAAATGAGTATACAAATCAAATCAAACGATTAAAGGGTTCAATGAATGATGTCTATGGTATGAATGTCCAGCTTCAATATCGTATCAGAGAACTTGATGCTGAAATCGAAAGGTTAACTGTTCGTAAAGAGAATCATTCGGAAGCGTTGCGGAAAGTTCGTAATGATATCGAAGTAGGCGAAAACAATATTAAACTATATGAAACAGAGATTAAATCAAATACTGCTTTAAAAGCTGATTATCAAGCAAGACTTGATATTATAAGTAAATTTAATACAGCTGTAACTCGTGACTTCCGAGGCCACTTGTTAAGTAATGTTATCACGTTTATTAACGAGACCGCTAAGAAGTATTCACAATCAATATTTGAAACTGATTTAATTGAATTTACACTTGATGGTAACAACATATCAATATCGTATGCAGGTAAAGAGTATGAAGCTTTATCAGGTGGCGAACGGCAAAAAGTGGATTTGATTGTCCAGTTCTCAATCCGAGAGATGTTATGCAGTCACACAGGATTTTCAACAAATCTAATAGTATTGGATGAGATATTTGACAATCTTGATGATATTGGTTGCAGTAAAGTTATTGATTTGATATCTGAAAAGTTAGTTGACATTAGCAGTATTTATATTATAACGCATCACAACTCATACCTGAATATTCCTTGTGATGCAGAACTTACTATTGTAAAAGATGCAAGTGGAGTTAGTTACTTACAATGACTTTTATGAGACCGAAAGATGTAACATATACTGATATGTGCATCTATATTGATAATAACATATATACCGATAAGTACGACGTTAACACCGTTTATGAGTACTTATATCATATAATATTTATGTTAGCGAAACAGTCGCAGCTATTTAATAAGCATAAGTATTATGACAGTTTTGCGATATTTGGTGCATCAAGAGTTTACTTCCGATTAACAAATAAAAAACAATTTGAATTAAAACCCGATGGCACCGTTAAGATGGATAAGATAAAAAGTGTATTGAATTACATCAAGAACATCCTATACCCGTTGAAAGTGGATTTTGAGCAAGAAGAATATGCTCAAACTATAGTGACAACTGATGATATAGAAATAAATCAATATACATATAATCAAATTATAACACACGCTATTGATAAGCTTAGTTTCTGTGATTTTGGTATGACTCTCAACGATATTAGTAATACGTGTAAACATTTCTTGTCCACAATACCGTACACTAAAGATAGCAGTATGTGGTATAACATATATGCAAGTGTAATGTTAACTTTTCTAAACTACGTAACACTTAGCAATAAGCATATTGATAGAATAAATCACTTGGAGTCAACCGCTAGATTAAAGGAGTCACATATAAATGATTTCCACGCTGCGTCTCGTAATTCACCACCAATACTATTCCACATACCTAAGTCGTTAGGTCCATATATAACAGTATTATCACGACAGTTACAAACAATTGTAGCCAGAGATTTATCAGATATATTACATACTCCAGTGAGTAACGATTTTGAATTGATTGAGGTAACGCATAATGAATATAAAAACAGAACTTGAACAATTAAGTAAAGCTGATATATACAGTTTGATGTTGTTTGCGATGTACAAAGTGAATGAAGCGCCAGAATATGCTGCCTTAAGCCAGTTAGCATACATAGTTGATAAAGATAATTTACTTAGATTATGTCAATACTACGGCGGTCAAACAATAAGTATACCCACAGTAGAGGAGCTTGAATCTTTCTTAACTGCTTTACTCTTATTTCAGCAAGTAGATATAGAACATCAAGACTATGATTTAGCAGTTAAAAAATTAGTTGCTAAAGGCACAGATTCTGATATATTGGTTCGTAACTATAAAATCGTAAGAGAACTACTTAAGAATTATAACTTTAATTCAGGGAGAAACTAGTATGTTGTATAAGGATAAATTGTATAACATATTAGATGAACTCCAAAGTTATAAGGGTTCACGAAGTGAATTGTTAGCTCAATGTGTACAGAAACGATTGAATGATGCATTAGAAGTATATGAAAATGCACTTGAAAAGAGTTGTGAATACTTAGATAGTAAGAATGAGTTGACCATACTGAAAAAACTAAATCGAGGAAAATGATGAAAAATCTTATTGAAGATATTTCAACATTAACTACAATAGGTAAGTATAATCTTGATGAACTTGTTAATAAATCAGTAGCTATAATCAGTCACGATGTTTTTGAATCAATAAAAGACAAAGAAAAAGTTACTGTTGTTGATGTTGGAATAGGTGAACTTTATATAACTAATATTGAAGATACAATTCAGTATAAGTTCGTTCCATCAAAGAAGTTAAGTTCAGCTGTTGAGACAACATATAAATCAAAACAGAGTCCACTACTTCTTGAAATTGATGCCGCATTAGGCCGACGAATAACAAACACATATAAGGATTTGTTTTAATGGATGAATTAACAAATGTACAGCCGTTAAATCTAGAGCCACTTGATACTAGTACGTTACGTATTGCTCAACAAATACTTGACGAACAAGATGTTGAAAGAGTAAAAGATTTAACTGCATTGTTTAACTTGAATGCTCAGAAACGTAATGTTATGCGAGTAATCAAAATGAATGGTTTACTTGATAAGGTGACAGATAAAGTTATTGAGCGTTTTGATAAATATCCTGAAAACTTTAGTAACGATGACTTGATTAAATATATGCAAGTTACTGAGGCAGCAATTGATAAAGCAAATAAGAATTTACATTTAGTTGATGAGACACCACCCATTCAACTACAACAGAATAATGTTAATGTAAATATCATTGATACTTTTGACCGTGAGTCAAAAGAAAGAGTTGCAGATGCTATAAAAGCAATTTTAGCAAAGGCATCTAATCCGGATGACAATGTGGTGGAAGTTGTCCAAAATGTAACAGAAGGTAAAGGTGATACCGATGGCTGATTTTCTTGAATTAAAGGAAGGCGAATCTAATCAACAGTATCGTGAACGCTTATATGGGTTAAAGTTTTCTGGAACTCATATAAGTTGGCAGATTATTGCTGATTTGATAGGACGTAAAACAGGGGAATGGAAAGATGAGAGTACTTGGAGACGAGAAGCTCACAAATATATAAATAAGCTACTTCAAGCACAAGAAATAGTTGATGGACAAGTTGCTGAAGTTAAGAAAGCAAAACAAGAAGTTGAAGATGTACTTGTTGAATATCAGAAAGAGCGAATTAAAGTAAGTGATATCAATACTCAGAATAGAGCCTATATACGAAGATTAGCTCGTGAAGATTCAATTAAAGAGATTGCTGCTCAAGCCGCTAAAGAAATTGGTAGCAAGAAAATGCTAGCAGAGCCGAGTGTATTCACTATTAGTGAGTCTACAAATGAAGCTATTCTAACCTTATCTGATTGGCATTTTGGCATTGAGGTAAACAATTACTGGAACACATTCAATCCTGATATTTGTAAAGAAAGAGTAGCAAAACTTAGAGACGAAGTTATTGCTTTCTGTAATCAGTATGATATTGTTCAATTACATATTGTAAACCTATCAGATTTGATAGCAGGCAGAATACATTCAACTATTAGATTTGAATCTCGTTGCGATGTTATTACACAAACAATAGAGGTTTCTGAAATACTTGCTGAATTTATCTCAGATATTGCAAGTAATGATGGACCTTCAATCCACTATTATGATTGTTTAGACAATCATAGCAGACTTGAGCCTATAAAGTCAGACTCATTAGACCTTGAATCCCTAGTACGTATTGTGCCTTGGTATCTAAAAGAACGCTTCCGTAACTTAAGTATACCCGTAATGTTTCATACAAATGAATTCAGTGATGATATTATAACATTCTCAGTAATGAACGGAAAGTACACAGTTGCTGGTGTTCACGGGCATAAAGATAAGCCTGGTAAGGTGATTGATAATCTAACAATGATGACAAAGCATCATTATGATTTGGTTCTTACTGCACACTTACATCATTTTAGTTGCGACGAAAAGAACGAAACACTTGTAGTTTCAAACGGTTCTCTAATGGGAACTGACAGTTACGCAAAGGATTTGAGATTATCATCTAAAGCGTCCCAGAATATTATACTCGTAACAGAAAAAAGCGTTGCAGATTACATACATAGAATTGTATTAAATTAAGTAACATAAAATTAAGCTGCAAGATAACATTATATCAGAGGTAAGCCTCGAAAGAGTAAGCCCAAAGAATAGGAGATAGGTAAATGAAATTTTATTCAGAAGTATTAGAAAAAGTATTTGATGACGTAGACACTTTAAAAAGTGAAGAAGCGGCGTATCAAAAGGAATTAGCTGAACAAAAAGCTAAAGAAGATGCTATTACAAGTCGTAAGAAAGAGTTAGCAAAAGCTGTAGAAGTTGCTGATAATGAACTTGACGCAGCCTACGAAGCATATGAGGAAGCTAAGAAAACTTGCGATGAAATGCGTGAAGAAACAAAAAGATTGATTGCTGAAATTATGGAACCTGCAACACAGATTGTTAAAACTGCTCAAGCTAAACGCTTAGAAGCTATCCAGAATTTCAATAAAGAATTCGGTGCATTTCGCACCACTTACACAGGTGACCGAGCTCAGAAAGAATTTGAGAGGTCTTTAGCGAGCTTTGACACATTGTTTAAGCAATTATTTGGAATCTAGTTAAAACAAATTGTATTGCAGCTTAATATAATATCAGTAAGATAACGTCAATTGATGAATATATAGTTTAACAAATAAAGGTACTTGTATTATCAAGAATTATCTTCATATACAAGTACCTTATTTTTTATATGAGGTGATGACAAATGGCAAGAAAGCATTTTGATGATTACTACAATAAAGTTTATAAGCAGTATGTTGAATTACAAGCGGTATTAGCCGATATGTCAGCAGAAGTTGACGCAGGTATGTTGCCTCCTGAACGCGTTGAGCAGATAAAACAAACTATACTACCAGTTAAAAACAGTTTTGAGTCTCTCAGTTATATTAGATATTTATTAGATAAGCCTACACGTAGTAGCAAACACGCACAGTATAACAAACGCAGTCATAAAGTATTGGCTCAAGCAGGAAGTCACACAGCGGATAAAGTGTTGCCTAGTAATGACAAGCTAATTAGTACACTCAAATCTAGATAAATTGTATGTAAAATTGGAGGATTTATATGAAAGAATTACTCTCAAAAATTGGAATAACCGACGCAGGTTATTTTTCAAAAGACAAGAATTACGTCATTGATTTTGAAAATAGTGACGCATTCAATAAAGCATTTAGTAAGTTAGATAAAAGTGACTTAGTTGATGAAAATGAAGATTCCAGTGTGGTTAATCTAAATGTAACAAATGTTATGTATATTGCAGATGACTATTCATTGAATCTTATAGCTGATTTCTCAGCTGATACTTATAAACTTGTAGTCACTGAATTAGGAGAGAATTAAAATGGCAGATAAAATTATTAAGTTGGACAAATACGTCAAAGAAATCGTAACCGATTATGAAGCATTATCAGAACGCTGTAATGAATTTGATATTACAAAGAAGAATGGCGAGGCACAGCAGATTACTTTAGCTTTAAAGAACACTTTAAGAGCACATCCAAATATGGTGGGTTTATCTGCTAATCAGATTGGTTATGATAAACGAATTATATGTTTAAACTTTAGTGGAGATATCAGAACTTTTATCAACCCGATAATTACTAAAGTTGATGGTTTTGAATTATCAAGAGAAACTTGTCACTCCATTCCTGATAAAACATACATAAGAACAAGATACAGTAAAGTTGATATTACATATCAAACACCACTAGGTAAAGTAGAGTCTATTGAGCTTTTAGGACTAGCTGCCCGTATTATGCAACATCACATAGACCACTTAGATGGACTTCTATTGTCAGATATTGGGTTAGAAATAGATGATGCTTTTGATGTTGCAACGGATGAAGAGCGCAAAGAAGTACTCGATATGTATCTTGATTCATTGGATTTAAAACGAAAAGAGATTGACGCAGCTATAAAAGACGACAAAGATGCTCAGCAGTTATCAGATGCTATCCGTTTTATGGAAAGTGTTCGTAAGGGAGAAACTGTTATAGAAAGCATTCCGATGACAGAAGAAGAAATTGAAGCATTACAATCGGCTCAATCAGATGCAAATTCAGACGAAAAGGATGATTGATAAATGAATGACGGTAGGTTAAATGCTATATTGCAATTGAACGGAGGCAGTCAGCAGTCACCTCCTGACGCGTCAGCACAATTAGAAGACCGTGAATTATATATTCATAACACAGGCAACTATGCATATCTATACGTAGGAAAAGGTACTAGTAGAGGTGCGTATCAGAATCCTCTCAAGGTAGCTGCACAGTATGCTGACGAATCAAACCTCTCACACAGACTTACAAGTTTTATTGATGATAGTAACGACGGAGACGTCGCAATTACAATAGGAGCTTCAGCGGACGATAAATCTAAATCAGGTGCGCTTATATTTTTATACCCTAAAGGGGAGGGTAGCGTTACCGCAGGACAACGACGAGCGCCGTCGATATCTATACATAACAACGCAATATACGGCACTGAAGACAAGAACGATAACTACCCCACTATTTATGGTTTTAATATGGTTATGTATGGAGGAACACAGATTCGTCCTGCAAGTAAAGTTACCGGCACTGAAGATTACGTTAACTCAAGTATTAGTATAAACGGGTTATCTTTAACACAGATTCCTAGATTGACACTATATAAAGACACCGACGCCGTTTACGGAACTTCCTTGCCTTTAAGTGGTGTTGAAGGACAAGTATTTTTCTTAATTTCTGAGTGAGGTGATTAAGTGTCAAAAACTTGTAAAACATCTGTTCAACAGTTATGGAATACTTCATCTGACACATATAAGTACTATGGAGAGGTACAGTATTCCGCGACACGTAATGAATTAAATAACACTTACACCATAAAGGTAACAGGAATTCGTGCTCACGGAGGTAAATGGAATTTCCGTACAAACTGGGAAATAAGTATAGGGTCGTCTAAGAAAACAGGTACAATACCTTCATCCGGTAGCAATACGTATTCAGGATGGCTGCCTAAGTCCGGATATCAGACAGTAGGACTTACACATACAGTTAATGGAGATAGTAGCGGAAAATGCCCTGCTGTTAACTTAACTGTGAAATGTTATAACAGTAGCGTAAAATGGTTATCAGCAGGTAAATACATTTCAGTTAATGTGTCAGCTACTCACAATATTGCAGCGTCAGTACAATCGGACTCCGGTGGGCCTAATGACAGAACTGCTCCTACAATAACAGCAACTAAGAGTTCTTGTACAACAAATAGTGTGACATTTAAAGGGTCTGCTAATGTTACTTGCGGTTCTTGGCAGTATAGTTTAAATGGAGGAGCTTGGAAAACTAGTACATTGTCTGGTAAAGGAGGAACTCAAACAGTTACTGTTTCAACGAGTTCTCCCACTATTAGATTAAAAGCAGTTAAATCGTCAAATGGCGTTAGTGGACAGTCAAGCACAATCACTTTTGACTGCGTCAAGCCTACTATTCAATTATCAGCTGCACTAGCATCCGGAGGCAAAGTTACCTTAACTGCTAGTTCTGCAGACAGTTGTAAAGATTGGCAAGTAAAGATAGATACAGGCTCTTGGACCACTTTTAAAACAGTAAGCACTAAGCAGACCACATATACAACGAGTGCATTATCCGCAGGGAAACATACTTTTTCAGTAAGGGCTACTAAAGTGTCTAATGGAATTGTAGGCACGTCTTCTGTTCAATCCGTGGATATGAGCTGTCCAAAAATTACTTTGACACCTACAAAAAGTCTATTTACTTATAGAAATATTAGTTTTGTTGCTACTTCTGATGTGCCTTGTGATACTTGGCAATACAAGATTGACAGTGGTAACTGGGTCAATGTTAGCACTTCAAACAACAAGAAAATAGAAGTAAAAAATATAAAAGTGTCTGTTGTTGCTCCAGTGGTAACAGTTCGTGCACGAGACATCACACGTCATACTACAGGAACTTCTTCAGCGGTTGAGTGTGACACAGCTATTCCTTTAATAGAAACACTATCGTTGAAAGCTACGAGTAACCCAGGTACTAAAGCAACGCTTCAATTTAGAGTATACAACTATCCGTGTTCTTATGTCCTAAGTACTGTTGGAGATAATGGTAAGAGTGCGACAGTTTATAAAGGGTCTTTCACCAAGAAAGCCAGTGGTAGCACTCAAACAATCACAGTTGAAAATATTTCAGTAACTGCAGATGACCGCAATATAACTAATGGAAAATACTACACCCTAACAGTTACTCGTAGCGATTGTCCGTTGATATCAGAATCACAGAACACAGAATATTATGCAGAAAGACCTGCAGTACGACACGGACCAACAAACGCACCTAAAGAAGGATTTATTATAAATCCTGTTGCTCGTTGTAAAGTTCAACTCGAATTTTGGACTTGGTGTAAGTTTCGTTGGCAACTTGAAGGTCCTGATGGTTCCTGTTACAGCACTAATGGGAAAAACACGTGGTCTAATGAGTGCATTGCACTGACTACATATAAGCCTGTTATACAGTTTGATAAAAGTACAACCAATGATAAAGGAACATTTAAGTTACATATAAAACGTGTAGTAAATGAAATCCTTAAAAGCACCTATAGTGCAGAGTGTGACTCCAGTATTCCACAGATTAACACATTCACTCTAAATCCTACAGCTAATAGACTAGGTACTATGACGTTAAAAACTAATTACAACTGTGGATGGTCTTTTAAAGGTGCATCAACAGTACAGTCAGCAGAAGGGTCACTCAAGTGTCCTCCTACTGTTGCAAGTAAACTCCTACAAGTTACAGATATGCCTTTACGTGCAAATAGTAATTCATCTTACGAAGTTGAGGTGTGGAGGTTAGATTGTAATGCTCTTAAAAACAAAGCAACTGTTACTTGTGATACTACAGAAAGTGCTATCCAGATAGTAGACGTGCAGACAGGAGGAAACATTTGTTCTTTTAGAGCTACTGCACAGCAACCGATGACTGATTGGTACTGCAGTATTGTTATGAAAGACGGTTCTACTTCACCCTTATCTCAAAGTAGAATGATAGTAGCGTCTGACGGCAAGTCCGCTACTAAAACTGTCTCAAAGATTCCTCCAGCAAAACCGTTTGATATTAGGGTAAGTGCTAAAGCTGCAAACAATGTAACCTCTTCCGTTACTGCGGGACCTTATCAGTGTACCGGTGTGGTTAGAATATATGACAGTGGATGGAAGTATGGAACTGTATTTATAAACAAATCAACAGATTATGGTAAACCTAATTGGACAATTGCTCAGCCTTATGTATGGTCAGGTGGTAGCTGGAAAATTTGTAAGTAAAGTGTGGTGGAAAATGTGAACGATGTGCAATTAAAAGGCATTATAAAAGATATTGAATTGTCTCATTCCATCGATAGCATCAGTTTTAGTAAGGCTAAACTTATTGTGCCTAGAGCTAATGGTGCCGAAGATGTTATAAACTTGAGATTTAAAACATTTAGTAATAAGTATAAAGAAAACGATGAAGTTACATTAAAAGGTAATGTTCGTTCTTATTCATATAAAGTGTCTGAAGATAAAAACAAAGTAATTATATATGTTTTTACTTATTTTGATATTCCTAGTGATGTAGATGACAATATAACTTCTACTGTTAACACTGTTAATATTGATGGACGCGTATGCAAGATAAATGAATTACGTACAAATAAGAATGGGAAACAAAATGTTCATTTTATTCTTGCTAACAACTTGATGTCGAATGATGGCTCAAAAAGACTTAACAGTTATATTCCTTGCATAGCTTGGAATAAACTAGCTAAGGAGCTCGCTAAGTTGTCCGTTAATACTCAATTAAGATTAAAAGGTGAATTACATTCACGTGAACATAAGAAAGTACTCGAAAACGGTGAAATTGAGTTCAGAGTAGCGCACGAGCTACTTGTACTTGATTATGAGGTAATTGAATAATGCAGTTTGATTATCTATACCAGATGCAAGCAACTGGGTTTTTAGAAGTTGACGATATAGGGAACTGCTGTATCAGTGCTACAACTATGTTATATACTGAATATATAATGATAGTAAAGACTGAAGGCGGTCGAACAAAGATTATACAATACGGTCCTCGATACATTGATAATGACGTTACTATTCCTAATGAGGTTAGTTATACCTATAGCGAATTTGATTTTAACGAGGGCAAGATAAGGCGTATAATAGATAGTTGGTTAAATGGTAAAACCCTTGCACAGCAAGCCGTTTTAATTACAATCGAGGAAGCACAAGAACGTATAAAGGATTTGGTGACATTCTTATGATTGAGAGAGATAAAGTTAAAGATATAAAAGGTAAAATTGTTGGATTTATTGATACAGATACATCAAATGGTAATAAAGTTGTAAGAGACTTTTATGGTAGGATGTTAGGTAGATACAACAAACGATTAAACATAACAACAGACTTCTATGGAAAAACTTTAGGTAAAGGTGACCGATTGTTAATGTTATTGAAGTTTTAAGTTGTATTTATAACTCCAATCATTTAATATATAAATGGTTGGAGTTTTGTTATCTTTGGAAAATGTACAGTTGGATTATGTTTCTTTTTATTATATAATATGTGTATAAAGAAAGGAAGGTAATACTAATGACACTTACAGAAAAAAGGATGGCAAAATATCCAAATACAGACACATTTACTTATTATAACGCAAATCCGAAGAATAAGATTACAACAGATTGTGTTATAAGGGCATTGTGCACAGGTATGGAAAAACCATACAATGATGTGGTTATGGAACTTGCTCAGATGCAGTGCGAGACAGGTTTTGATATGAGTGAGAACTCACTTATTGATAGATACTTGCAGAAAAACGGCTGGACCAGATGTAAGCAGCCTAAACAAGCTGACGGCACTAAATATACTGGCGCAGAATTCTGCAGAACATTGTCGCACCCCATCTACAGTGAAGAGCTGAATCTCACAGATAAACCGTTTAATTGGCATCGTGTTATTGCTAATCTTGGTGGACATCACATTGTAGCAATCGTTGAAGGAACAGTGTATGACACTTGGAATTCAACTGGCGGGTCAATCGGAATCGTGTGGGTAAAGGCGGAGTAAAATCCGCCTATTCCGTTACTATTCACATTGTATTTAATTATACATCATTAAAATAACGGAGATAGAGTAGATGAAAATTATTAAGCGAAACGGAGCCGAAGTTGAATTTGACTCCTCAAAAATTGAAAACGCCTTAGTGAAGGCAAACGATTCTATCACAGTTAAGAGTCAACGCATAGGTAAGCGACTTATTAAGTTAATTGCTGAAGAAATTGCAGAGGCTTATGTGAATTCAAAACGCACTCGTAGTGTAGAGTATATTCAAGACCAGATTGAGAATAAACTAATTGAATATAATGCATACGCAGTGGCAAAAGAGTACATTACATATCGATATAAAAGGACTCTTGCAAGAACTTCAAGTACTGTTGATGACAAGATAATTGCATTACTTGAAGAGTCAAATGAAGAAATAAAGCAAGAGAATAGCAACAAGAATCCTGTCATAGCATCTACACAGAGGGATTATATGGCAGGTGAGGTTAGTAAAGATATTACTAATCGTATTCTATTGTCGGATGATATAGTAGAAGCACATAATCAAGGAATTATTCATTTTCACGATGCAGATTATTTCGCCCAACATATATTTAATTGTTGTTTGATAAACCTTGAAGATATGTTACAGAATGGTACTGTTATTAGTGGCACATTGATTGAAAAACCACATTCATTCAGCACTGCTTGTAATATTGCAACACAGATTATTGCTCAAGTAGCAAGTAATCAATACGGTGGACAGACAATCAGTTTAGCACATCTTGCACCGTTTGTCGATATAAGTCGTCAGAAAATTCGTAAGCAAGTCGAAGCCGAGCAGAAGTTTGCTTGGGAATCTTGTCACGTAGGAGAACTTGTAGAATTTTCGGATAAGATGAAGTCAGCTATTGATGACATTACTGAACAGCGAGTTGCTGACGAAATAAAGCGAGGAATTCAGACTATTCAGTATCAAGTTGTAACTCTTATGACAACTAACGGTCAAGCACCCTTCTTATCAGTTAATATGTATCTAAATGAAGCAAAGAGCGAACAGGAAAAAGTAGACCTTGCTTTAGTTATTGAAGAAGTCCTTCGTCAGCGTATTGAAGGCGTAAAGAACGAAAAGGGTGTTTGGATTACTCCTGCATTCCCTAAACTTCTATATGTATTAGAAGAGGACAATTGCAAAGAAGATACTAAGTATTGGTATTTAACTGAATTAGCTGCTAAGTGCACAGCTAAAAGATTAGTCCCTGATTACATATCTGAAAAGAAAATGAAGGAGTACAAGATAAACAAAAATGGCGATGGTGATTGTTATCCTTGTATGGGATGTCGCTCATTCTTAACTCCTTGGACTACTGAAGAGGATAAATCAAAAAGCGGTATTAAAGTTGACCCTAAATACTATGGTAGATTTAATCAAGGCGTTGTTACTATTAACTTAGTTGATGTAGGCCTTGCGGCAGATAAAGATTTAGAAAAATTCTGGGAGATATTTGATGCAAGATTAGAATTATGTCATAAAGCATTACAGATTAGACACGAAAGACTTGCTAATACATATAGTGATACTTCACCAATCCATTGGCAACACGGAGCTATCGCAAGATTAGCAAAAGGTGAAAATATTCACGATTTACTACATAACGGCTATTCAACAATTTCGTTAGGATATGCAGGATTGTGGGAATGTGTTTATGCTCTTACAGGCAGTAAACTAACAGAACCTGAAGGTGAACATATCGGACTTAAGATAATGCAGTATATGAACGATAAATGTAAAGAGTGGAAAACTGCTGAAAAGATTGATTATTCAGTTTACGGGACGCCTATTGAATCAGTTACTTATAAGTTTGCTAAAGCTTGTCAAGACCACTATGGAGTTATTGAGGGCGTAACCGATAAGAATTACATAACAAATAGTTATCACATTCACGTTACAGAACCTATTGATGCCTTTACAAAGTTAGCAACAGAAGCTAAGTTCCAAAAACTATCTCCTGGCGGAGCGATTAGTTATGTTGAAGTTCCTGATTTACAGAAAAATATTCCGGCTGTGTTATCAGTAATTAAATTTATATATGATAACATAATGTATGCCGAATTGAACTGCAAGAGTGACTATTGTCAAGAATGTGGGTTCGATGGTGAGATAGTTATCAAAGAAGACGAGAATAACAAGTTGTACTGGGAGTGCCCTAACTGTGGTAATACTGACCAAAGCAAATTAAATGTAGCAAGAAGAACTTGTGGATATATTGGTACTCAATTCTGGAATCAAGGAAGAACTCAAGAAATCAAAGAAAGAGTATTACATCTAGGTGACGAATAATGGGTGATTAAATGAAAAGAGTGTTAGAATCTGCTATATTAGCGGGTGTAATGATAGCTATAAGTACTCTTGGATATCTACACAATCCAAGTATTGTCGGAGCTGTATTGTTCTCTGTCGGATTACTCGCAATATTGGATTGTAAGTTGCATTTATTTACAGGCAAAGTTCCTTATATCAAAAGTTATAAGGAACTTCCTTATATCTTAACAGTGTTACTAGGAAACATTATAGGATGCTCGATTTTATTTCTCTGTCCTGTTGAGGCAGCTAAAGAACAGTTAACCCTTGCGTTGAACAAAGATATAGTCACTATTGTTGTCACTTCTATAATGTGTAACATACTTATATATGTTGCCGTTGAGGGCTACAATAAATCAGATTTTGCATTAGTTATATTAGCTGTTACACTATTCGTTATATGCGGATTTAATCATTCCATAGCTCGAGTATGTCTTGTGATAGCCGCAAGAACTTTTAATCTTCAAACATTGAGTTACTTAGTTATAGTCATACTTGGTAATGCATTTGGAGGTATTTTATTTCATAGATTAAGGGAGAAGAGTATTGAATGAGATATGCAAAGATAGAGAAGAACTCTGTAGCAAATGGGCCTGGCATACGCGTTGTGTTATGGTGTCAAGGTTGCTCTATACATTGTCAAGGATGCCATAATGAATCCACTTGGGACTTTAATGGTGGTTATACTTTCAATCAATCCGCTGTACAACAGATAGTTGATGAATTGAAATACGAACACGTTGATGGGATTACATTGAGTGGCGGACATCCTTTAGAAGAATCTAATATTCTTGAATGTATTGCATTATGTCAATACATACGAAACAGATTCCCAGAAAAAACAATCTGGTTATATACAGGATTAACTCTAACACTAGACCAATTCTTATATAAGATACGTGGTATTGCTCCGGAACATAGAAAGCATAACAATATTAATCAATTACTTAGTTTATGCGATGTTGTTGTTGATGGTCCTTATATAGAGTCACAGCGAGACCTGATGCAGAAGTATTGTGGTAGTTCTAATCAAAGAGTAATTGATGTAAAGAAAACAATCCAGAATAAACAAATTACATTATATGAGGAATAGCAGTAAAATGCTATTCTTTTTTTGTTTAGTTGTAATCTTTTAACTGTTAATATATAATGAAATTAGAAAATAAGGAAGTGGTAGAAATGTTCAAAATCATATTTAATCAAAATCCGGAAAACCTATTTCATAATTTTTGCGTACCTAAACTAGCAATGGCTCAACAGATTGTTATTCAAAGTCAATTGAGAGCTGATGTCATTGATAATACAACGGGAGAAGTTGTTTATCAATTTATTCCGAAAGTTGAAAAATAAACATATTTATTATATAATAAGTATGTAAAATAAAAAGGAAGGTTGTTACATATGACAAGGAAGTTAAGTATTTTATCAGTATTGATTACAGCGTTAGCTATCGCGTTGATAGCGTGGTTTGGTTTTAGTTGGTTAGAAGTTATTTCAAAGAACCTCGAACCTAACCCTACATATTCCGCTTATAACTTATTCGTTTTACTTACAAGAGGTGCGTAGTATGAGATACGAAACTATGATTGAATGTTTAAGAAGTGTGTGTCCTGATTATATCGATATTACAGGTGTTAAAGATTTGCGCACTCGTTGGAAAGTTACTTTTAAGTATGGCGATGTTGAGGAAGCCGCTGAGTTACCCAAAACTTGTGCTCCTAACTGTCACATAAAGGTTTGTAAACAGTGTATTGCATCAGCAATGTCTGCTATAATGTTTCGTAAAGAGTGTTATGACTCTGCAAGTAAGTGGCTTGAATGGCCGTATGAGAAAGAACCTTCAAAAAATATGTCAGTTTGTAAGCTGATTCCTACAGGCAACAAAGAATACACTTACAGAACACTATATGAGTTCATTGATAATCCTGATGACGCATATATACTCGCTCAACTTGCAATGAGTGAACGCGAGAGTACAAATGAGCTTATATTCATATTCCCTGGTATGAATATTGACATTCAAAATCGAGCCCATTTGATAGATTATGCTAATGATTTGAAAGCTGAGATATTGGAAAAGATGAAAGATTAGTTGAATATTTTTATTTAACATATTATTATTAAGGTGTAGTTAATGGATAACGAAAAATTACAAGAGTTGATTGAAGAAGATTTAACTCAATTACGAAAACTACAACAACGAGCAACAAACATTGGATTAGGTCAAGGTCGGTCATATTACAATGACGATGAGCAGATTGAGGCTATGAAGGCTGCTGCGTTGTTAAGTATCGCTTTTGATTATAAGTTAAAACAGCTTATGGATAATTCAAAAGCTGAATAACTTAAAAGGAAGGTTGTTATGCAAAATATTTTTCCCGTGGATGTAGTGTTTACTATCTTAGGTGATGAAGCACTTAACATTCAATCCGTGAACAAGAAGAATAGGACTAGTATTAAAGTAAATGGATTTGATGTTTATCAGCAGTCTTTAAGATATGCTACTTTTTATCAGAAGGGCACAAAGTGTGCTTGTTGCGGTAAAGAAGGTACATATTTTAAACTTGAAGAAGATAAAGATGGTTTAAGTGCAGAGACACGTAGACACTTTAACCTATATGCTGATGACGGCACACTGATGACAAAGGACCATATACGTCCTAAGAAATTAGGCGGGCTGGATGTTGTGGATAATCTACAGACAATGTGCGTTGAATGCAACAAAGCAAAGGGCAGTATTTATAATGAACCTATTCCTTCAATAGTAGGCACAGATGTAAATAATCCTGAAAACATTGTAAAATTTATCTCAGTTGAGGATGCTATTCATTTCTTATGCGAACGTAAGAGAGTGTTCAACAGTGGAGCTAAACCCGGTAAGATGTGCCGAAGAGCCATTCAGGAAACACTTGAATTTATGCAAGTTTTAGATAAAAATATTCCACACTGTAATTATATCTGGACAACAGCGAATATGGTATGGGACGGAATACCTCATACATAAGTTAGCAATTAAACCTTTAAAGGTTTATTGAATATAGATATCAAGTTAACGGAAGGAGTGAGTTAGACTGATAATTGACGGCAAGAGAGCTTTGGTATACATAACTACTCTTGACGAAATCAAACCTATTGAAGGATATGACCGAGTTGAGCACGGACGTGTCGGTGGTTGGTGGTGTATTATCAACAAAGGCGATGCAATGCAAGTAGGCGACAAAGTTGTATACTTCGAGGTTGACAGTAAGGTTCCGGAAACGGACGAGCGATTTGCGTTCCTTGAAAAACGGCATTATAAGATTAAAACCTTAAAGATGTGCAAAGTGTTGTCACAAGGTTTGATTATGCCAATATCGTCATTCCCTGAATTAGAAGGCAAAGACGTAGGCACTGATGTTACTGACATCTTGAAAGTAGTTTATGCTGAAGCCGAAGACAATTCAAGAAAGAATGTTAATCCTAATGCAAAGTATGACTCAATGAAGGCTCGACATAAGAAGTTGTTCAAGAAGCCTTGGGCAAAGTGGCTTATGAAGAGGGCTTGGGGACGAAAGTTGATGTTCTTATTCTTCGGAAAGAAGAAAGATAATCCGAGAGGATTCCCAGCATTTATTTCAAAGACCGATGAAGAAAGAGTTGAAAATCAACCTTGGCGCATTGGTGACGGAAAGACTTATCTTTGCACTGAGAAATTAGATGGAACTTCTTGTACATACGCCCTTGAGCGAAAGGGAAAGAATAAGTTTGAGTTCTATGTTTGTTCACGTAATGTGAGACAAGCAGATGAAAATCAAAAGACTTATCACGACCACAATATTTATTGGGATTTAGCATTCAAGTACAACATTGAAGAGCATCTGAAAAACTACTTAGAACTTCATAAAGATTATAAGTGGGTATGCATTCAAGGTGAAGGCGTAGGTTCAGTACAAGGAAATCCGCTTGAACTTGCGGAAGATGATTTGTATGTATTCAATTTCAAGACCTCAGAATTTGGACGACATAGTTCTTTCGAAGGAAAGGATATTGTTGAAGGATGGGGTATGAAATGGGTTCCTATTATCGGAAAAGTTAAAATGCCCGACACAATGGAAGAACTTAAAGCATTAGCTGATGGTAATTCTGTTGTAAACCCAAAAGTTATGCGTGAAGGCTTTGTTTATAGAAGTCTTGACGGTGTTGAAAGTTTTAAAAACGTATCAAATAAGTATTTATTAAAGATGCACTCATAATTGAAAGGAAAGATGATTAATGGTTATTGGTTTTATAACAGCACTTGTATTTGTCGGAATTGGTGCAGCAGCACTTATCTACGGTATGAAACAAGAAAGCGCAAAAGAAAAGGCAGGATGGTCTTCAGACTTATCAGATGAAGCAAAAGCACGTAATAAGAAACGTGATAAAAATGCAGCAGTTGCACTTCTACTCGTTATTCTTATGATTGTATGTGTAATATTTGTTTCACCTTCATTCTACACAGTTGACCAGAGTGAAGTTGCAGTTGTTAAGTCTCTTGGTAAGATTAAAGAAACAAGAACTGCAGGCACATATTTTGATTTCTGGGTTCTTAATGCACATACCAAGTATAGCACAAAAGTACAGGAAGTTAATATTGATGACATAGCATATTCAAGCGATGCTCAGCAAATGACTCTTAATATTAAATTCCAGTATCAGATTATGCCGGATAAGATTAAGGAAATTACTACACAGTATGGTAATCTTAAAACATTAGAAGCTCGTATCACACCTACTGTAAGAGATAAAGTTAAGACAGTTTTATCAAAGCACACTGCGATGGGTATTATTGAAAAGCGTGAAGCAATGTCCTCCGAAGCAGCAAAAGCAGTTACTGACGCATTAGGTACAAAGTTCTTCGTAACTGTAACAAATGTAGCAATTACAGATATTGAATTTAGTGAACAGTTTGAAACTGCTGTTGAAGAAAAGATGATTGCTGAACAGAATGCACTTAAAGCAGAATATGAAAATGAAGCTAAAGTAGCAAAGGCAAAGGCTGAAGCAGAGGCAAAAATTCTTGCAGCAGAAGGCGAAGCTAAAGCTAGTGCATTACTTGAAAAGTCACTTACTGATAAGATTTTACAGAAGATGTATCTTGACAAGTGGGACGGTAAACTACCTGAAGTTGTAGCAGGCGAAGATGTTTCAATGATTCTACCTTCTTATAAAGACGCAGAATAATAAATAATAATTAAGTAAAAGCCTGCAGATTAGTCGCTGCAGGCTTTTTATTATATACTAAGGAGATTTATTATGAAATTTGAAAAAATAAGTTATACAATGTATGAGAAAGAGAATCTAGATATCAATATCGGATATGCACAGATAAAATTGCCACAGAGAGCAACAAAGTATTCAGCAGGATATGATATCTACAGTATTTGTGATTTTGAGTTGAGACCTAATCAAACTATATTACTACCCACAGGCATTAAGTTTGATTGCGATACGGATAAGTTCTTATTCGTTGCACCGCGTAGTGGTCAGGGCTTTAAATACAAAGTGCAGTTATACAATACAGTTGGAATCGTGGATGCAGACTATTATAATAATAACAAGAACGAAGGGCACATCTGGCTTAAGTTATATAATGACTCTCCTGAAGGTCATACATTAACTGTAAAACAAGGTGAAGCCGTTTGTCAAGGCATCATAATGCCATATTATACAGTTGAAGGAGACAATACAGATGGAATACGAGAAGGCGGATTTGGCAGCACTTCCAAGAATGAAGGCTGAGTATGACATTATGAAGTTTTGTGCTGAAATACAAAGTACAACTTCAACAACCGAAAAGAAAGCAATTCTTAAGCGTTGGAAGAGCAATGATATTATACTTGAGTTCTTACAATTCTTATTAGACAAAACAGTTGTTACGGGTATCAGTAAAGCAAAGATAAATAAAACACTTGCAAATTATCCGACAGTTACAGGTGACTGTAGAACTATTATTGATGTCATTCGCTACTTAAAAGTGCACAATACTGGCAGTGATGTTGATATTGCAGTATGTCAAGTTTATCTTGCATCTATTACAGGATTCTACAAAGAAGAATTCAACGGAGGCAATTCATTAGCAGACGCGGTAGAGTTTAATGAATTGCTTAAGAAAATTATTATAAAGACACTTAAACTTGGAATTGATACTAAGTTAGCCAATACCGCTATACTCGGTTTAATTGAAGTACACGAAGTTCAACAAGCAAACAAATTGCAGGACACAAAGTTAAAAGATGGCGAATGGATTTGTTTATCAGAAAAATTAAATGGTAATAGAGCCACATATATAAACGGTAAAATAGTAAGCCGCCAAGGACGTGAATTTAGCAATGTTGACCACATTATAAAAGACTTAAATCGTATAAGAAGTTTGTTTGATGTTAATATGGTATTTGATGGTGAAATAATCCGTAAGAATGTTGACGGTATTCCAGATAACGAAAACTTCCGCATAGGAACAGGATTACTTAATTCTGACGAAGAAGATAAGACTGCATTGTCTTTTGTAATATTCGATTTATTGCCTTATTCTGAGTTTAAAAACGGTGAAAGTAAACTTACCTACCAAGAGCGAATGAAAACAATGTGCCAAGTTTTAGAGTATATTGCGAAGGTGGGGCTAGAACACGTCGATGTTGTAGACTTCTTGTATGCGGGTAATGACCACTCAATGGTTGAAACGTGTCTTGCTGAAATGGATGCTCAAGGTAAAGAGGGCTGTATGCTTGCACGAGATGTGACTTATAAGTGTAAACGACATAGCGGATTACTTAAAGTTAAAACTTTTTACACTATGGACTTGAAGATTATCGGTTTTGAAGAGGGCAACGGTAAGAACGAAGGTACACTTGGTAGCATCGTTGTTGATTATAAAGGTAATCGAGTAGGCGTTGGTGGATTTACAGACGCTTTGAGAACTGAGATATGGAATAATCAAGATAAATATCTCGGACGTATTGCAGAAGTTAAGTATAAAGAAATCACAAAAGATAAATCAACAGGCAAGGAAAGTTTACAGTTCCCAACATTTGTACAGTTTCGTGAAATTGGTAAAGAAGTAAGTTATGCATAAAGTTGGATAACTTACTATCTTACTATATAATATAAGTATAAAAAATGAAAGGAAGATATGTATGACAGTAGGACAGTTAAGACGCGTCCTCAGTATCTTAGATGATGATACTGAAGTAAAGGTAACAATTGATAGCTATGCGTTCCGTGATAAAGATTGTTTTATTTCAGGTGCGGAAGTAGTAGGTACTGACAATGACCGCTACAATGTTAGCTTGTTAGTTGATTCTCGTCCTCTACCAGAGGAGAATGGCTATGACAAGTAATATTTTTATACCCAAGCGTATAAATGTCGGCTTCAATAAACGAGCCGATACATATACTCAAAAACTTGCTTATGTTATCTACTGGGATGAAAAAGGCAAATTACGCAAAGAAACATCTTGGGAAGGATGGCGTGATAAAGACATTCCTCCTGAAGCGTATGATAACACGCCTACAAGCGGATTTGTACTGAATAAAAATGTAGGTGGATACGCGTATCATTGGGATGCAAGAAAAGCTTATATTCGCATCTATGACCCTCGTGGATTTGAATTTGAGATAACACTTCCCAATCTTCTATACATACTTGAAAATACCAACTGTATAAAAGGTAAAGGTCTCGAAGGTGAGTTCGTATACGGTTGGGATGGTAAAGACCTAGTATTAGTTCCTGTTAATGCTCCTGAGTATAAAGCTATGGAAGAGATGACTTCCTTAGTGTTTGATACTAAACCTCTTGGAGCAAAGGATATGAAGATAGGTCACACATATCTTACTGCAAAAAATGAACGTTATGTTTATATGGGTAAAGGCTACAAGTGGGGCTGTGAAAGAAGTTATTATCATTGGTGGGGTTATAGCCGTGGTAGCAATGCTAAAGAGTTTAAAGCTCAATATCCTGATGCAGTGCGTGAACCTACATCCCCATATCTACAATATGTAATCAATAAACATAGCGATAAACAAAAACATTGGTTTATTGAGTTACGTGGTGGTAACGCATACATTGTGGATTTTGCATCTATTCCACGTAAATTTTATTCGTGTGAAGGTGTTCACAAAGACTATCATATATTCAATGAAGCATTAGAATCTTATTCGGATTATACGCCGATTGATTATACACAATATCAATATGTTCCGGAACCACGTGATGAATTTGTAGAAAAATTCACTAATGCTCTGGACCGAGCAAAAGAACGAGGTTATACATCAACAGAACATATTGAATTTGTAGGCTCTGATGGATATCTACGTAAAGGTGAAGTTAAGATAAATAGTCAACGCGTAGAATACCGTTGGTATATCCATCCTGTTGAATATCCTGCATATAATGATTTCAACAAAACTTTTGAAACCATTACACTAGAAGAACTGTATGAGAAGTATACACCTGTTAAAACAAAGTTGTTCTTATTGAATGGTAAAGAATATGAATGTAAATGGGGTAAAGTAGATGGCTACGAAGAATGATAATACAATATTACTATTAAAAGAAAAAGCAAAAAAGAAGCGTGCGGAGTTGGGCGCTGAGCCTAAGTTTGCACCTGTTACTACTTGTGTGTTTACACTATATGGCGAAAAAGTAAATATCCATACACTTGATATGTCAAAGACTTTGTTTTATCTTACACAGTTTAAATCAATGATTGAAGCTGTGAAAGATGTTCCGGAAGCCTCACCTGAAGATATCATTATAGATGGATTTGACATTACTGAGTGGTATAACGACTTACTCAGCAAGTTATCTTCAATACAGTATGTGAAAAAGTTGAGAGACATTACAGCACTTGAGTCTAAACTTGATAAGTTACTTTCTGAAGATAAGAAAGTAGAACTTGAACTTGATGATATAGCAAAGTTGTTGAATTAAAATGTCAAATGAATATAAAGATTGGTTAGCTGATTTAACACCAACACAGCGTTCAAACTATGCTTTATGTATGCAGTGGCCTATTCTTATCCCACACGATAAGATTGATGACGGCAACTGGGAATATGATTATACACTGCTGGATGATATGCCCGATGGGTGGCGTAAAGCATTTGGTAATCAGTTTGCTGAGGATTTACAACAAGCATATAACTTACTTCCTGATGTTGATAAAGACTGTGTTTACATAAAATGTCTTAAAGAAAAATACGGTTATCTGCATATATACTTATCCAGTTACACTCCTTTTATCAGAGATGTATGTACTAAGTATGAAAAGCTGTCTCGTAAAGTCTGTATACATTGTGGCGAACCTGCTACAAGAGTTAGTACCGATTGGATAAGTCCTTGGTGTAGCAGCTGTGCCGAAAAAATAAATGATAAAACTGTTTCACTCGAGGAGTGGTATAAAGACCACGACCACGAGATGATTGAATAGAGGTGAATAGATTGCTTATTGGAGAACCTGATAATACAATAGCTATCAACAAAATCGATGATAGTGGTGAAAGAATTTCATACGGTGACGGTAATGCTATCCGTGAACCTACCACAGGTAAAGGTAGATATGATTTAATATCACCTTTCGGTATTGACCGTATTGCTAAGTGGTATGAACTTGGTGCGAAAAAGTATGCGGATAGAAACTGGGAGAAAGGGATGCCATTTTCTCGTTATGTTGATTCTGCAAAAAGACATCTTAACAAGTATGTAATGGGTATGGAAGACGAGGACCACTTAGCAGCAGCTTGTTGGAATATTATTGCTATAATGCATCATCAAGAACTTGGTGAAATGCAGTGGGACGATATGCCTCACTACCTGAGGGAGATACCTGCAGATGAGTAACTACATATATACAAAGAATCATAGGTTATATCCTGTAAAGCTTTTTGACAGAGATATGATGTCAGAAGTTAAACAAATGAAAGAAGAAATGTATAAAGTACTTGGAATTCCAAGAAAATATCTTGAAGGAGATTATAATATGTCTGAAATGAAATTAAACAGTTGTGTGGACACCGCGTGTACTTGCAGTAATGCTTCAGTGAGTTCTTGTCTAAGTTCACTGTGCGCAGGGTACGCAATCGGTTCTCAAATCAAACCGAAATCCCTCTATGTTAACAAAGAGTACCTGAAGAATTATAAGTTACCTGGAGACATCCGATTTATTGCTGATGATGGTAAAATTGAAGAACTCTTTATTACACGAGTTGTGTACAGTAAACCTGCTACTATCGTATTCTGGAACGATGGTACTAAGACTGTTTCAAAGTGTCACGGGGACGATAAGTATAATCCTGAAACAGGTTTAGTACTCTGTATGTTAAAGAAGATGTGTGGTAGCACTCACATCAAGAATACTATTGAAGCTTGGTTGCCTGAAGCTGAATTCCGTAAGGGTAAGGCTGTAGTTCAAACTATAAAAGAAGCAAGAAAAGTTTATAAGAAGAAATAATATATTTAGTTGTATTATCATAAAAGATATATTATAATAGTATCATAATAAATAATTAAATACATCCGACGACAGTTGAAGTTGGTGACTTGCAAGTGTATTTTCTTATTTATTTAGATTAGGAGCTACTCAGTTGCAGTAAGTAGCTTAATAAGGAGCCCATCCTAATCGACATCTAAAGATTAAGCGCATCAAAGTAGAATAAGTAGTTGCGTCTACACTGTAACAGATAACAGTAGCACTAAAATCGGTATATGTTTGCGACTGACTTAATCTTAATTCCGTAGTGAGTATAAAGCCATATTCAAGTATGCTACAATGTACAAACTCAATGAAACAATTATAAATGTATCATATCATCACGCTTGACCGTGAGGTGAAATTTCCTGGCAGGTCTGTAAATATGACGTAAGTAATTGATTAGCCATCTGTACAATGGTTGAATTGAGATGTAGCAGAGTTTAGTCCAACGATAGCTTAAGGGTAGAGCACCAGCCGTAGGGGCTGGGGTTGGAGTTCGAATCTCCTGAGGATGACCAAAAAGAAAAACTCTTAAAAGTACGAGGATATGAAATAGCAAAGTAAACAAGATTAGAAGATTAGTCATCAACATAGCGGTAGTAAGACTGTTGGAAACGGATGCATACGTGAAACCAACCTTTGCTCCCAGAGGTGTAAGTCCTCTGGCGGAACAGATATACAATTGCCCTGGCAGACGAAAACCAGTGAAATAAAGAGTTGCTGAGAGGTATAAGTGCGTGGTAGTGACCGTCGCCTCAACAATGCTTAAGGATATCGACAATGCCGACTATTCGGGGTAGTAAGAAATAAAGCTGGGAATACTTACAAATATATTGTATATAATAAGACACACAACTTTTAAATAAGGGGGAGTGGCGGAATAGGCAGACGCAACGGACTTAAAATCCGTTGGCCGTTTGGTCGTGAGGGTTCAAGTCCCTTCTCCCCCACCAAGGTCGAGTTTGTAAGAGTTCGTCGCGACCGTAACCCTAAACTTACACAACCTTCCTTACATAAGGGCCTTGGGACTGCAAGGGGTGGTCACCTCTCCTGCAAAGAGGAAATCAGGTGGGTTCGATTCCCACAAGGTCCACCAAATGGCGCTATCGTATATCGGTTAGTACACGAGATTTTCATTCTCGTAAGCCCGGTTCGACTCCGGGTAGCGTCACCAGTCCGTTTGAGACACATTTTTATCTATTTAGATGTGTCAAGGAGCAAAATAGATGACAACTGGCAAAGACCGTTGACTTTCGTCTTTCAACAGTAAAGACTACATAGTCCCGTAGTGTAATGGTAACACAACGCACTTTGACTGCGTTGTTATTGGTTCGAACCCAGTCGGGACTGCCAAGGGACACTCTTCCCGATATTTAAAAATCGCACGAATGAGTCGAACCACAGCGTATATAGGTGGGTATGGTGATAGTCACACGAACCTGAAACGTATGACTCGGTTTTATATGGATAGACGGCAAAGGCACTCCGATAATTTCACGAAAGGAAAGTAGATGCGAAACTACAAACCAAGCTGCCTAGCCGGATTTGATTTATGTCCGATATGATGGATGGTGTCTGCAGCACTAAAGTCAAATAAATCAGTTTATAACGTGATATAGCTTAATGGTAAAGCAACCGAATCCCAGGTAAAAGACCATCAATGATTGTAATTAAGTACAAGTTACATAGATGAAGATATTCAAGTTCGATTCTTGATGTTACGCCCATTTATCTTTGTGGCGAAATTGGCAAACGCGGCTGCCGTAAAAAGGTGGCTGAGGACAGCGCAGTCCTTCTTGTAGGTTCGAGCCCTACCAAAGATGCCAAGTGCTATGGTTTTTAGATTCCTGAAGCGTTTTGAACTTCATTCAACACTGAGGACGCTTGGTGCAGAGCATAAACAACACAGGACGCTATGACTCTTGAAAGTATAGAGCAAGTCAAATTTGATAGTGGTGGCTTACGGCTAGTGTTGCCAACCGTAGAGGGAACACTTGGCACCATATATCCTTGGTGTAACGGTAGCACGATGGTCTCCAAAACCATTAGTCAAAGTTCAAATCTTTGAGGGTATGCCAAAGTTAGTTGAACTCTTGATGAGTTTATTATATAATATGTTTAGAAAGATAAGTTGAAAGGATGTATTAGTATGAAAAACATTTTCAAGAAAAAGAAACAAGTTGCTATTGTAACTCCTCCTACAACAGAAGAAGTTATTGCTTCTGCAAAGGAAAAAATTCTTGGCGACATTGACACTTTTTCAACTCAGAAAGACTCAGCATTAAGCGTGTTCCGTCAGACTGCTAATAAGCTTGAGACCGTTAACAAAGGGTTAACAAAATCCGTTGCTGACCTTGATAAGCTTAAGAAGTTTGCAGAAGAGAACAAGGCGAATGTTGAAAAAGTTATTTCTGATAACGAAGCTGTTCGTAAGAAGATTCTCGACATCATCGGCAAGTAAGTTACATATCTTTTAGGGTGGCAACACCCTTTATGGGAACTTAGCTCAGTTGGTCAGAGCATCCGGCTCATAACCGGCAGGTCACAGGTTCGAATCCTGTCGTTCCCACCAATATGCGGGATTGACGCAACTGGAAGCGTGCCTCCCTTACAAGGAGAAAGTTGTAGGTTCGAGTCCTACATTCCGCACCAAATCCTAATCGTGAAAGTTGCTATTGATATTTCAGCTGTCCGTTTGAGGTTGATTAGGATAGATATATGAGTGGGGGTTGGTTCATCCCTTGAATGAGTGACTTATGCAATGCTCATATATAAGAAGTCCAAGCGGTGAAAGTCCGGCAAGATACGAAAGAGTAGACTTGGCATTAAACTAGTACTCAAAACTGAAAGTTCAACAAGGGTTGTCAGCTAATTGAATCTGAACATCCTAAACCAAAAGAGAAGTGAGAGTACTTTAACTAAACACCATTATCTAACGAATAGGTTATCTGCTAATGGATTCAGATGCTCCACATATAAAGTGCGATATGGTCAGAAATGGTGTTTTTATGCAAGTGTAGCTCAGTTGGTTAGAGTTTCCGTCTGATAAGCGGAAGGTCAGTGGTTCGAATCCACTCACTTGCACCAAGGTAACAAATAAGGACCGTTCAATTCGGGAGCACGAGGTGTGCGTCAACAATCCTAGGAACATTGTTGAAGAACCGTTCGATTCGGATAGTGTAGTGGTGCACGATTTGTTAGTTCCTTTTAACATAATATATGTGCCTGTAGCTCAGTTGGTAGAGCACTCGACTTTTAATCGAGTTGTCGGAGGTTCAAGCCCTCTCAGGCACACCAATGGGTTGATAGCAAAGACGGTCTATGCAGTGGACTGAAAATCCACGGATGTTGGTTCGATACCAACTCAACCCACCAACTAGTATGCCGGTGTGGTGGAATTGGCAGACACACTAGTCTTAGGAACTAGTGCCAAGTGCGTGCAGGTTCAAGTCCTGTCACCGGCACCAATATTGTTTATGAGGTTTTAGATGGGACACGCAAAGATATGTGACAAGTGTAAAAGAGTATTGCAGTATGCACCTGATACAAAGATAAAGATTTATGTTCATCCTTACGGCGATACAGACTATGAGTTGTGCTCTGAGTGTACTGAAGAATTAAAGAAATGGCTTAACAGTGAGAATCCTTTTAAACAATAAAGATTAAATATGCCTGAATAGCTCAGCAGGTAAGAGCATCGGATTCATACCCCGAAGGTCGTTGGTTCAATTCCAATTTCAGGTACCAGACGCGGTCCACTATACTAGTTAACAGGGATAAGCTCGTTAACCAGCTAATTACTGGGAGGAAGAAGTGTTCACGGAGAGGGTTGCAAACTTCGAAGTTAAATAGCTCGCCCGTTGCCAGTTTATCTATAGTGCACATAGACACGTGAATAATGAAATAATGTATTCCGATTGATTACGGAGAAGTGGAGTTAAATCAACATATAAGGTTCAATTTGAATCCATCTTGTGTTACCATTTATAGTTGCAACTATAAGAGATGTCCAGTTGATGTAAGAAGGCTCAGGAAAGGTCAATCCTGCTAATGACGGAAAGCAGCGGAGCACATACCTAAGTGGTTAACAGTAGGAGAAGTCATTTATATAATACGGGTAGGTAGCGAATCGGCAAACGCACCGGACTGTAAATCCGGCTCCTTCGGGAATAGTGGGCTCGACACCCACCCTGCCCACCAAGAGGTCAAGCCCCTCTGTACAAGGCTATGCGTACCACTACGACAGTGTTGGGTTTGTAGGTAGTACCAGAAAACCTTCCGTTTTAAAGTTTGTTAATACTTGTTTGCTAAGTTGTACGAAAACGAACTTAAGTTAAGAGCTAAGTGTTGGAATTGATTTGCTTTCATAAAGAGATATATCCGGAATATCTGTAAATCATCTTATACGGGGTTGCTAGTGTAGCGGTAGCACGAGAGGTTGTGGCTCTCTTAGGCAGGGTTCAAGTCCCTGGCTTCCCACCATAAGGAAAGTGGTCAGGACGGCTATGTAGGCGGTTGCAACCCGCTTTAAATTGGTTCGACTCCAATACTTTCCTCCATCAATATACAGGATGTAGTGTAATGGTAGCACGCGTCATTTGGGATGATGCAGCGCGGTTCGAATCCGACATCTTGTACCAGTCGGGGAAGAATGTCCTGTTGTTATGATAACTTCCCATAGGGTAACGCCTATAAATCAAATAGCGGTGTAACAAGGGTATATTTAACGGACCGTTAGTGACCAAAGCATAAACGGGCGACAATGCATTGGGGTTGGTAAACCTCTATCCGAAACGGTGTAGGAAGCTTCCAGTATTTGCCCTCATAGTTCAATGGATAGAACTCGGTCCTTCTAAGGCCGCTATCTAGGTTCGATTCCTAGTGAGGGTACCATATACATATGCCCACTTAGCTCAGTGGATTAGAGCACTTGGCTACGAACCAAGGTGTCGGGAGTTCGAGTCTCTCAGTGGGTACCACTAGACGGATTGAGGTCTTGCATAGGTTAAAAGGCACAACACTTTTCCTATAAATCAGTGACTCATACTGTAGAGACTACTAAGAGCTGTGAGGAAAGTCCGATGTGCTCACAGACGCTCAGACAATAGGCAGCGACGAATAGGCCTAGTGAAGATGATAACTTTGATAATCAAACAAAAATCCGGTCGAACGAATGACTATACACTAAATGGTTTATGATACTGGGAGAACTATGCAGTCATTGGCTACGTATCTTTTAAGTCATAAATACTCCTCAGTTTCCGGGTGCTCTGAGGTATAAAAATCCGGTCCAAAGTAAGCATAATATACTAAGTGAGATATGTGAGATATTGGTTGGGCTGTGCCTCGCCTATTTAATCGAAAGCTAGCATATCTACCCCAGTTTTCCGGATGGGTCTGGGTAGTTTTTATCCAAGTGTTATGGTAAGTAACTTCGAGGGTTGGAGCAACGAAGTAAAATAAAGTCCCCAACTCGTTAGTAGGTCGGAATATACTACTCGCCGAAAGGTAGACCTGAAGTGTTCGTGGTCGAGAGGGTATAACACATTAGCCCGATTAGGTAAGGACAAGGCGTGTGAATCAGGAGCATCGCGAAAAACCACATTTTAATTATATGCCGGATTAAGCATAATTGGAACTGCAGCGGTCTTGAAAACCGTTCAGATGCAAGTCTGTGGGGGTTCGAGTCCCTCATCCGGCGCCAGCGCTTGTCCAGCGTGGAAGTTTCAAATATGGACATCCTAACTATATATAGTTTTTAAGTTCCTACTGGGAGAGTACTGGGGCGGGGACATCGTTGGACGTGATAATCAGCTAATCGTCACCACGGAGTAAAGTAGCTGTGCCCGTGTATCTATATTGGTAGTGCTCTATAGATAAAAGATAAACGCACTAGTAAAGGATATGCACACTGATATCCGGTGACTAGTGAGAAGTTGTCCACAGTGAATTCTATGGAGCCGTGGAGTAATGGTATCTCAACACCCTGCTAAGGTGTCCAACCGAAAGGTTGTCCGCGTTCGAGTCGCGGCGGTTCCGCCATTTTATTTTATTGAAAGAAGACTTATTGATGAGAAGTTTATTGATGTACATAAGACAATGTTTTTGCGCTCATAAGTTCACAGTTATAAAACGTGTACTTCTTTATGAGGATGACTTTGCAAAACGTCCTTGTGGTGAGAAGATTGTAATGTGTTGCGATAAATGTGGATTTATTAAGTCAAAACATATATGAGGTGAATCCAATGGTTATAAGAGATAAACTTTACTATGAGAACAGAATTCAGTTACTTACAAACAGAGGTAAGGATAACGGAAGAATTGTTAAGAAACTTATGAGAAAACTTAGAAACATTGAAGATAGAGAAGGCGGCAGATGATGGATGCATTCTAACGAAAAAGAGCGTGGTTGGTAATGTCAGAAAGGACAGGTCCTAGATGAGTAAGATACATTATGATTACGGCTGTATGCCTCCTAAAGTTGACGTCAGGGACTTTAGATTAGCAAAATCAACTAGTAGTAATCCTTTACCCGTTGCATATATTCCTCAAAAAGGGTTACCTAAAGTTAAAAATCAAAGAAGTGTTTCATCTTGTGTAGCACATACAACAAGTTCTATCCTTGAGTTTCACGATATGGGTATTGGCAATAATACACTATCAACAAACTTTATATATGGAATACAGAAACAACTTTGTGGTCACGAAGGTTCAGGTATGTATCTTAGAGACGCTTGCAAGATAGTTACTACTTATGGTGATATGTTAGAATCAGATTGCCCTGGTAATGACGAAGTGCCCAAATCGTGGGAGATAGCGGAAGAAGCTTTAACACACGAAGACCGTAAAGAAAGGGCTGCAAACTTCAATACAAAGACATATTTTAACTGTACAACTGTGGATGATATCCAAAGAGCTTTATATAATTACGGTCCCGTATTATGTTCTATCAAGTGGTATGACACTTTCAAGTGTGATAAAGATGGAGTTCTTACAGGAGCTCGAAAAGGCGATTATGGTTATCACGCTGTTATGATTTACGGTTGGAATGCAAGAGGTTTCTTATGTCAAAACAGTTGGGGAACTAACTGGGGTACAAATGGTAGATTTATTCTCCCTTATGAAATCCCAGTTGCAGAAGCAAAAGGATTAGTTGATGATTTACCTTCAGATGTAATGGTCCCCGTACGTGGTAAATTTATTGATGTCATATATAAGATAATTAACTGGATGTTAAACTTATTTAAGAAGTGATGTAGATGGCTGTTAATAAGGGTTTAAAATCCGAATCTTTTGTGAACGGTATCCGTAAAAATGGTTATATAGTAAAAAACAACAAATTTTACAATCGCACATCCAGTGGAGGTTACTCCGGTTGTATTGCAGGTAGCCCTGTACGAAGCGGTGCAGATGTTTTATGTAACTGTGTAGGACTTGCAAATGGTGCATTCAATGAAACTTATGTAAAATGTAAACAACTTGTTAATAGTAACTTTACTGCTAAACAGTATTATGGATTTGTA